ACCGCGCCCCGGAGGGAGCGGTGATCAGCAGGTTAAACCCTGCAGCTGCTGAGCCAGATCTTTCGTGAAGACAGAGACCTGGTCATGACGACTTTCGCGATTTCATCCCACCCCTTGGGGTGTGGAGACGTAGTCGCTGGTCGCCTTAGCTTATACGCGTAGGCAAACGGGGGATTGGCAGGCAAATACCGCGGTGCCTCTAGAGAGAGCACCGTGGCACGAGTATGCCCGTCCCTATGCCAACTAAACCGACGATGATCGGTCAGGAAACCAACATCATCCTCATAACCCATCGGGACACGAGGAGGATCGCCTCCAGGATATGCTCGGAAGAGCACACCCAGAAGGCGCGCCCGCAGACGAGGTCCAATTCTTTCCAGAGTTGAACTCCTAGCGAGGCGATTGTAAGCGCGTATAAGAGCTTCTTCAGTCGTAAGTTCCTCTTTCTGATAGACCGGGGTAACGAGTTCTCCACCATGATAGTGCTTTCCGCAACTCTCAAAGAAATAGCCCGAGCAGTAGGACTTCGCCGTATTCACGGAAAATCCGAAAAAGCTCAGGCACTCGACGAGATTCGCGTAGGCGTACCGCGGTATGACAATATCATCGCCATACACGGATACACGGTGAGACACGGCAGCCCTGGCGGCCGCAGACTCTCGTCTGCAGTAAGCGGCGCAAGCGTCGCTTATAGCCCAGAAGACCAGCGATTCAAGCTCAAAGGTGAAGGCGTTGCCCATCGACGAAAACTTCGACAGGCGGTGCCAACGGCCCTCAATCTGAATCTCTGGCGAGCGAAGGCCCTCGAGGAGGGCCACCCAATCGCTCGGGAGAAGAAGCCAAATCAGCAGTCGACTTATGGTATCAGAGGCACTCGATAGATCTATAGTCGAGAGATCCTCAAGATGGGCCACTCCGGCCAATCCCTGGTTGATAGACTGATCATCCAGATTGATACCAGCTTTCACGAACAATTGCCGGCGGAAAAACCTGCCGACTCCCTGTTGAAGGAAGCCGTTGAGCGCAGGCTCTTTGGCAATACTTCTATCCGTGAAGGCGTCCTTTGGTACGGTGTCATACACGCTACCCGGAATCAGGGATTCCCTAATTTCGAGAGGCGAGCATGGTCCATCGGGTACGAACCCGAGTAACGCTGCGGACCAGTGAAGGTCGTGGCTCACCACCAACGAAGCATACGGCAAACATCCCCGTGTGCAGGACAGTCGAGATCGCATTTTATCGTCGAACGCGGTTCCACGCCTATGCGTGGCAGTCGCGCCGACCCCCCACCTGCAGTCCTTCGTAACGTCTTCGAACCTAGGAGAACAGCCGATAACGGTTTCGATCCGGCGCTGCACCATCGGAATGATGGTGCTAAGCATCGGAGGGAGCATAGCTCCATCGAAAACCTTAGCCATTCTGCGGTTAGTATCAACGCAGAGTTCCTCACTGGCCTGAAAAGCGCCAATGCAAACCTGTCGGGTGTCAATACCTGATTTCCAACCGGAGTACTTCTTTGCGTACGAATGCAGGAAGTAATCCTTGACGAATCGATCGCGAGACCGATTTACTGGAAGCCACTTAACGTCCGTTAGATAGCTGGACGGATCAACAGTGAGCTGCTTCAGCGCCGCGGGGTCATCCCGCGCGCAGATGTAAACAGCAAGACTGAAGGGCGTGTCAAGTCTTTTGCAGAGCTCGCGTACAACGGAGCCGAATGTGTCATCACATTGCATAAGATTCCTTTAGGACCGTAGGCTGGGCCGAAGCTCAGCTGAGGATCTGGAGGTTCTTGATCACATTGACCATGTTCGTGTCGGCGAGCAGCAACGCCAGCATCTTCCGCAGTGTATCGCGGTCGGTGATGGTCGAGCGCTCAGGGAGCACGAGGTCAACAAAAGCTCGGGGTACGTAGGCCACGGTGGGCGCCGGCGCGATGCCGGATGCCGTACTGTTGCTCAACGTTTCCAGGACCGGCGTTTCCAGCGTGATTGTCACGCGGAAAACACGGCCCTTCGAGCTTTGCCCAGGAGTTGCGAAGGTTGGTCGCTTCGCCTGCACACGCACGCGCCAGTTTCCCAGCGCGGCGGCGGCACTCTGATCTTCGAAAACGAAGACCGGAGCGCCGGCTGCAGAAGACCCCGGAATCGGTCCGATGGGGGTGAAGGTATGGGTCACAGGGGTCGCCTGTGCGTCTGCCAAACTAATGGCGGTTGCTGCGGGCATAAATGCTCCTAGGATCGGTCGATGGAAGTGTCGAGTAGTTTCTCTCCGGCTTGCCGAAGAGGCTATCAAGACGTTTGTCGAAAAACTGGCTGATGAGGGCTGCCCCAGAAAGCAGTCTCTGCCAGCCGAGCCGCGCGTCGATAGTCGGAACGCGCGGCGCAGGGTAGCCGTTCAACCTGGTCCGTACGAACTTTCGAACGTAGGATTGTTGCTGCGTTGCGCCGTATTGGATCTCTTCGGTGGCGAACGGTCCAAAGTGCTTAACGGCCGATGCGTTTGTAACAACATCGGCGATATAGAGCTCTGAACTGTGACCATCTACGAAATCGCTGTGGAACAACATGGCGGTTTCCAGGTTCCGAAGATAAGAAGAAACGTCGACGAACCAATCGACGACAAACGAATAAGGAAGCAACTCCCACCCCAGTCCTACAGGGTTGAGAGTGCCCCACTTCCGAATGTCGAAGACGTTCCGTGTTTTCATCCTTACCTTAAGAGCGCACAGCTGCTTCAGTACGCCCGTATCGGAGTAGCCAAAGTAATCCCAGGGTAGGGACGACCTCAGCCAGATAGGGGCGAGCGAGTATGCGCTGAGGATTGACATCGGAAGAACTTCCGAACTGGTGCCGCGGTAGACCCTGACGTTGTTCACGTTATGGTCGACCATGCGATCAGCGACTCCAAAGAGATCGCTAACCAGAGGCCGAATTCCGTACTGAAATTCGAGCCACTTGTTCCCAGCGTTCCGTGGATTAAAGGAATGCACGTAGTCGATAACTGATGACGCCGACTTGAGCATACGCTTAGTTTGGTGCCACTCAGCCAGATCGATGCTGATATCCAGGTTGCCCCGAACACCAGAACGATACGGGCTACGAGATTCCGACGACCCCTGGTTAAGAGACGTGAGCGCGTTGTTATACGCTCTATCTCGATCCCAGGTGAAGCCCCGGGGGACTGAATTACCCGAGGTATCCATGATGCCTGTCATTGACTGCCAAGTGCCGTTACCGCCAGGCTGACTGCGATACCATCCTCCAGACGCGTAGTAGAGACGGGAAGCCGTGTAACTCCAATTATTTGGCGACTTATGGTCGCCATTAGTTGAAGTCCCAGGGCTCCAGCTCAGCGTGCGAGTGAAGTTAGATACGTCGTCGGTGTACCTGACAGAGGGAGCAGGATCGCTAGGATACGCATAGATGACAGCGTTGTAGATCCGATGGCCAGTAGTGTTTTGAACATAGGCAGTTGATGACCGCTTAGTTCGACTCTTCCTTGGCAACGGGAGTCCGTGACGCTTAGTCTTAGCGCGAGTGCGATACCTGGCAGGATGCCGGTGAGCTTTACACCACCTTGTGGGTGGTTGCTTCGGACCAAACCCGCCCAGCTGAAAGCCGGATGAGTCGGGGTTGAAGCGGTCAGCCGGCATATGGTACTCATCCGCTCCGGCCCACGCCCCAGTGTAAGAAAACCACTGGAGATAAAGCCGGAAAGAAGCGGAGGGTACAGTACGTCGTTTACCCTGCAAGAAGTCCAACAGCGCCTTTCGATGCTGTGGAAGACTGTGAAACAGTTTGATCTCGCGATCGGACAGTTTCACAAGAGGCGGGTGATCAACCCGCCTTTTGCGCTCCTTAAATTGCGCAGAACTGAGCTGTGACATATACCTCATCCATCACGTGGGACCCGAAAATGTCGCGATACGGCCGAGAGGTCGCAAGCGTGGCATCCGAGATCGCGAGCACCTCCGCCCGAGTGTCATATGCCGAAGTGTGCTGATACATGAAACCATCAGCACCCAAAGCACGTATAAACACTAAGACGAAGTTTTGCCCGAGATTCGCGTCGTAAACACTGCTGACCTTTATGAGGGGCAGGTTGTGAGACGTTTGGGGGGTTCCCAGTGGTAGACGGAACATGCACAAACTCCTTTTGCGCTACGCTGTGATTACAGCGGGAACAGAAACCAGACTGGGGCCCTCACG